ACGGACGCGCATCGAGACGGTCCAGCGGCTTGGCCTCAAGCCCGACCTGGTGCCCGACCATGGCCTGATGGACGGCATACAGGCGGCCCGCATAACCATCCCCATGGCCCGCTTCGACCGTATCCGATGCAAGGACGGCATCGAGGGCTTGAAGCAGTACCGGGCCGAGTTCGATGAAGAGCGCAAGGTGTTCAAGCCCAAGCCTCTGCACGACTGGGCGAGCAACCCCGCCGATGCGTGGCGCTATCTGGCGATCGGCTGGCGGGCGCTGCGTGCCCCGGCCCCCGAGCCCAAGCGCGAGGTCGACGCCTACATCGGCCAGCCTGACGGCCGTATCAGCTCGCACCTGACCTTCAGCGAGATAATCAAGCGCCAAGAGCGCAAGCGGGCGGAAGCAGAATGAACGCATACGAGCGCCGGGCGCTTCTGGGAGTGCGAGCCAATGGCTGACTACGCAGCAGACCAGGGCGCTGGCACGGTCGAGACCAAGGCCGAGATCAAGTCGCCGCTCAAGTTCACGGAGCATTGGCTACAGGCGCTCGACATTGCCGGCGAGCAAGAGAAAACGTGGCGCGATCAGGCGCAGCAGACGCTCGATCGCTACCGCAAGACCGAGGACAAAGCGTTCAACATCCTGTTTGCTAACACCCAGACCACGGTACCGGCGCTCTACAACTCCGAGCCGGTGCCTGATATCCGACGCCGGTTCGGCGATGACGACGCGGTGGGCAAGACAGCATCCGACATGCTGGAGCGCCTGCTCATCATCCAGAACGAGCTGTACGACTTCGATACCACGATGAAGGCGGCGGTGAAGGATCGGCAACTCCAGGGCCGCGGCGTCTCGCGTGTGCGCGTCAGGGTGGGCGCCTCGGGCTCCAAATCGGTCTGCGACGAGCCGGTTATCTGGAACCGCTTCCGCATCGGCCCATCCCGGACGTGGGCTGACCTGCCATGGCTGGCCTTCTGGCACGAGATGACGCGCGAGGAGCTTATAGAGCTAAGCCCGAAGCATGGCGCAGAGGTCAATCTCGACGCCATGGTGGAAGGCGCCGGTCTAAAGGACGAGGCCGCCACGCTGCCGGATATGTTCAAGCGCGCAAACGTCTGGGAGGTATGGGACCGGACCGAGCGCAAGGTCTACTGGTTTGCGCAGTCGTTCAAGGATGGCCCGCTCAAGGTCATGGACGACCCGTACAAGCTGCGTGATTTCTTCTGCGTGCCGCGTCCGCTCTACGCGATTGAGTCGACTGACACGCTCAAGCCGGTTTGCGAGTTCATGATCTGGAAGCCGTTGGCTGACGAGATGGACGGTCTGACCCGCCGCATTTCCGGCATCGTGTCGGTGATGAAGCTGCGCGGCCTGTACGCCGGGCAGTTCGAGGGTCTTATGACCCGCCTGTCTGGCCTCAACGACGGCCAGATGGCGGCGGCCGAGGATGCGGCCCGCGCCATGCAGCAGGGCGGGCTCAAGGACGCGATCTGGATGTGGCCGGTGGATATGGCCATCAAGGTCGTGGAAGGGCTCTACGTGGCCCGTGAGCAGGCTAAGGCGGCACTCTACGAGATGACCGGGGTTGCCGACATTCAGCGCGGCCAGACCGATCCGAACGAGACGCTGGGCGCACAGCAGCTCAAGGCGCAATGGGGCTCGCTGCGGCTGCAGGCGGCACAGGTGGATGTGCAGCGCTATGCCCGCGACCTGCTGCGGATGAAAGCCGACCTGTCGTGCCAGGAGATGGAGTTCGCCGAGATGGTGGCGATGACCGGCATCAAGTTCGTCAAGCCGCCAGAGGAGCCACAGCCGCCCGCCATGGGCCACAACGGCGGCCCGGCGATGGAAGATCCGGCCGCCGCACAGCAAGCCCAGATGCAAGCCCAGATGGCGCAGCAGCAGGCCATGCAGCAGGCGGAGGCCGAAGGCGCGGCGATGGCGCAGGCCGTCGAACAACTGCTCAAGGGGCCGGACCTGCAGCGAGAGTTTATTGTCGAGATCGAAACAGACTCGACAATCCGGGCCGACCTGTCGCGTGCGCAACAGAACGTGTCCGGCTTCGTCACGGGGCTCGGCGAGTTCATGCAGGGCGTTGGGCCGGCCGTGCAGGCGGGCTTCATGCCGCCGGAAATCGCGGTGAAGTACATCGGCGTGTTCAGTCGCAACTTCAAATTGGGGCGTGAGGCCGAGACGCTGACCGACGAATGGGTAAAGGCGCTTGAGAAGAAGGCCAAGGAGCCGCCGCCGCCCGATCCTGAGCAGCAGAAGATGCAGGCCGAGATGCAGATGAAGCAGCAAGAGGCCGGCATGAAGGCGCAGGCGATGCAGGCTGATCAGCAGGCCAAGGCCGCCGATCGCCAGCAGGAGCTGCAGGCACAGCAGCAGAAGAACGCCATGGACATGCAGATGAAGCAGGCCGAGCTGGCGATGAAGGAGAAGGAACTGGCGCTGAAGGAGCGCGAAATGGGGCTCAAGGCCCAGGCGGCCGAGCAACAGATGGCGCTCGACGCGCAGGGCGCGCAGCAGGAGCACCAGTTCAAGATGCAGTCCATGCACGAACAGTCGCAATTCGACAGCCGGGAGCGGTCGGCGAACGCGGAGCATGAGGACGAGCGGCGCGGGGCGGATTTGGAGTTCCAGAAGCAGAAGCAGGCGATGAAGCCGGCGAACGGAGCGGCGACATGACCCGCTACGTCTGGCGCGACGATGCCTTCTACGACCGCACCACGGGCGACCGCATGCAGGCCCCGGACCGCATCTGTGCCCCGCGCGTGCAACGCGATGTTTCGTACGTTTCGCCGCTGTCACTCCAGCCCATCACATCCCGCTCACAGCGCCGTGAGGAGATGAAGGCCCACAACGTGCGCGAGGTCGACCCGTCAGAGCACAAGCCGGTCTATCGCTCGCGCAAGTGGGCTGAGCGCATGAAGGGCGAGCACGACCCAAAGGCCGGCCAGCCCGACTACGGCGATGCGGCGCCTTTCGCACGGCTGGCGAAGGACGAACTGCCCAAGCGGCTTGCAAAGACAGTGAGGCAGACATGAGCCGATTCCACCCGTGGTTTGACGCAATAACAAAACCAGTCTTCCAGTCTTTTGATGATGTCGATCGATGGTTGAAGCTCAACGCGCCGGAAGAGTGGGCTGAGCTACAGCGCATTGAGGCTGAACAGCGGGCGGCCGAGAACGCCACGAAGTACCTCGACCCCTACAACGAGGCCGTCAGCCTCTTCCTCGAATACGAGATGGGCTACGTGGATGCACCCCAGCCGACCGTGGAGAAACGCAGGTGAGAAAGCGCAAGCCAATTACCCTTGCCGATTACTTGAAGGAAGGTCGACACGACAACGACTGTTTGCTGGCGCGGTACGACTGGCTGATCCGCAACGCGCCCTCGTGGCTCCCCGAGAAATCCTTGGACGAACTCAAGATGCACAGAGCCGAAATAGCCGACCGAGTAGCTGACTTCGACGCCAAAATTGCAAAAACCATCGAACGGTGATACATGGCAGATGAGATCGTCGAAGCTCCACAGGTTGCAGACACGTCGGCGGGCACTACGTCGGTTGAAGTCGATACCCCCAAGGAGACCTTCGACCAGACATTTGATCGGGTCGCCGCTGAAGTCTTTGACGGCAAGCGCGGCTCGGACGGCAAGTTTCAGCCCCGCGTAGAAGCGCCCGGCGCTCCGCAGGCAGAGGTTCCCGGCAGCCCCCAGGCTGCGCCACCCGACCCGGCACCGCCGGTCATCGAGGCGCCGCAGTCGTTGCCGGCGGATGTGAAAGCCAAGTGGGCGACGCTTCCACCCGAGGTCCAGTCGTACTGGTCCAAACGGGAAGGCGAGGTCCACCAGAAGTTCACGACCGATGGGGAGCGGCTTAAGTCTCTCTCGGCATTCGAGGAAGTCCTCAAGCCCTTCGAAGCGCGCCTGAAGCAAGTCGGCGCTCCCCCGCAAGAGTATGTCAGGCGGTTGAGCGCGGCGGACCATCTCCTGAGCACGAACTTCGAGCAGGGCATCGCGGAAATCTTTCGGATGTACGGACGGGATGTACCGGCCGCACTGCAGACCAGCAATCAGCCCGGACCAACCTACCAGCCACACAACGTCGAAGCCCTCGTGGACGAGCGCGTCCAGCGGGTCCTGCATGAGCAGCGCGTTACGGAGAAGGTCGGCGAAATCGACAAGTTTCGGACCGCATTGGCGGCCGAAGAGCAGCCCGATTTCGACAAGCTAGAACCCGTGATGGCAGCCCTCGCGCAGACCAACCCGAAATGGGCGCTCGCCGATCTCTACAAGGCCGCACGCCGGGTCGACGCCGACACACTCGCCAAAGACGAGGCGAAGAAATCGGCGGACACCCAGAAGAAGGCAGAGGAAGAGGCCAAGAAGAAGCAGGCGCAGGACGCCCGGCTCGGCCCGCTCTCACGGCGGCCAGGCAGCGTCCCGACGGCACCGCTCAAGGGCAAGACGATGTGGGACACGATGGACAAGGTGGCGAACGAGGTCTGGGCACGCGACAGGGATTAGTTAAATGGCATCGCCAAACACCACCTTCAACGAGATCGTGACCACGACTCTCCGCGAGCATCCGAGCGAGGTCGCCGATAACGTCAGCGGCCACAACGCCTTCTATCGCCGGCTCAAGTCTAAGGGCCAGATTAAGAAGCTCGACGGCGGCTATGAGATCGTCCGCCCGCTCGACTATGCCGAGAACAGCACCTTCCAGCGCTATTCCGGCTACGACACGCTCAACATCAGCGCGTCCGACGTGCTGAGCGCGGCCAAGTACGACTGGATGCAGGCGGCGGTTCACGTCGTGGCGTCCGGCCGTGAGTTGAGAATGAACAGCGGCAAGAACCAGATCATCGATCTGGCGAAGGCCCGCCTCAAGAACGCCATTCGGACGGCGGCCAACAATATGTCGGTGGACATCTACTCCGATGGCGCTCTTACCAACCAGATGGGCGGGCTCAAGCACATCATCACGGCGGATGGCACGGGCACGCCCGGCGGCATCAACTCCGGCACCTACTCATGGTGGGCGAACCAGTTCTACGAGATCCCAGGGACGAACACCTGGACCAAGGCGAACATCAAGGGCTACATGAACACCCTGTGGCTCTCCTGCGTGCGTGGCACGGACAGGCCCGACCTGATCGTCAGCACCAACGACTTCTACAGCGCCTATTGGGAGTCGCTGCAGGATCTCCAGCGCTTTTCATCGGCCGACAAGGCCGAGGCCGGCTTCGACTCGCTGAAGTACGTCAGCGCCGACGTGATGCACGACCTCAACTCCAACTTCACGGCGGCCGGGGAGACGATGTTTTTCCTGAACACCGAATACCTGGAGATGTGCGTCCACCAGGCGGCGAACTGGACGACGCTCGAGGAGAAGATGAGCGTCAATCAGGACGCGGAAGTGATTCCGCTTCTTTGGATGGGCAACCTCACTTGCAGCAACCGCGCCCGCCAGGGCCGCTTGATCGACGCCACGAGCTAAGGAGACTGAACAATGGCAACTCTCATTGGCTTCAAGGCCGATCAGGTCGACACCGCGCTTACCAGCGGCAAGACCTTCTCACCGGGCGATCTGGCGGAGGATTACCTCGGCAAGCAGTACGTCTACGTCAAGGCGTCGGCGACCATCGGACAGTACGATGTGGTCACCTTCGACGAAACCTACGTTACCACGGTGGCGCCGGTTTCGACCTCGAACGACGCCCGCGGCGACAAGCTCGGGGTGGCGCCGGCGGCCATCGCCTCCGCCTCCTACGGTTGGGTCCAGATCTACGGCCCCACCACGTTCAAGACGGCATCGGCTTGTGCGGCCAATGTCGAATTGACCACCACCGGCACGGGCGGGACGCTGGACGACGCGACCACGGCCAGCCTGATCGTTGCTGACGGCATCTTTGTGACAACCGCCCATTCGGCGAGCGTCGCGGCGGCTGCTGCCGGCATCCTCAACTTTCCTATGGTCGGTCGGACACTCTAGCGCAGCGTAGCGTACCGGGCGGGGCTTCGTGTCCCGTCCGGGCTTTTCTGGAGAGACAATGCGAATTTCGGTGCTGATCCCGAGCCGGGGCCGTTCCCTTAGTCTGATGGAAACGGTCCTGACGATGCACGGCAGAGTGTCGCGACTGCGGGACGTGCGCTACGTCATCGGCTGCGATGCCGGCGACGATGATACCATCGCCATGGCTCTGTCGCTTCGCAAAGGCGGCCTTCCGGTTGTGCCCCATATCGGGGATCGGCCCTCGTCGCTTGGTGGACTGGTCAACAAGCTGGCCGAACGGTGCCCCGCCGATGTCTACTGCTCGCTCGGCGATGACGTGCGGGTCGTGACGGACAACTGGGACAGTGCGATTGCCGATGCGTGGTGTCTCAAGCCGGACGGCGTATGGTGGTGGAGCAGCCCCAGTGAGGTCCTGTTCGCCATCGTGAGCGAGCAATGGCGGGCCGCCGCCGGGCGGATATTCACCGACTATTTCCCGTTCTGGTATGACGATATTTGGCTCGCGGAATTGCTGCGCTATGCCCACGGCCGGGTCGGTGGCGAACGGCTCAATGTCTGGCTCGAGGATCGCGCGCCGGGCACGCATCGAATGCGCGATCTGGCGTTTTGGGACGAGTTCTTTTGGTCGCGCCGCGAGGAGCGCAAGGCCGAGGCGCGGGCGATTGTCGATCGGCTGGGCTGGTCGCGTGTCGAAAGCTTCGACGGGCTGGACGTAGCCAAAAACCCGGCATTCGACGCCGCGGCTATTGCGAAGATCGAGGCGGGGCAGGGCGAGCGCCGTCCGCCGACGCCGGAGTATCTGGCCGCCTATGAGCGCGCCAAAGCCATGATGCAGAAAGAGGCCGCCTGATGTTTGACGCCAAGCCCCAAGACCGTGACGAGATCGCCCTTTTCCCGAGGGAAATCCTCACCGACCACAAGATGGGGCCGGACGGCGTGCTGATCGAGGTCGACAAGATCGTATTCGGCAAGAAGGGCGCATCGAACTACGAGCAGATCTATGAGGTTCCCCGCCTCAAGCGGGAAAATCCGCAACTCTGGAAATTCATCCAGAAGACCTATGAGGGATGGAAGGCGGACCGCACACTCAGGCGCGACGGCATGGCGCTCGACGCATGGCCGGCTATCACCAAGGGGCAAATCAAGGCGTGCAACGACATGGGGCTGTTCACGGTCGAGGATATCGCGACGGCGACGGACTCCATCCGCCAGAAGCTCGGCATCGGCGCCAATGACCTGATGATGAAGGCCAAGGCGTTTATTGCCAACATCGACAGCGCCAAGCAGGCGGCAGCGATTGCCCAGCTCCAGGCCACCGTTGAAGCGCAGGCTAGGACGATCGAGGAGCAGCGCGAGACGATGGACATGCTGGCGTCGCAGGCCGGCAAGTCCGTGCGCAAGCCGCGTGAGAGGGAGGCGGCATGAGTCTTCTCACCATCGTCCAGCAAGCCGCGTCGCTGATCGGCATTGCGCGCCCGACCGTGGTGGCGACCGCGACCGATCCGACTGTCACCCTCCTCTACGGGCTGGCGCAGGAGGAGGGCGAGGAGCTGGCCCGCTACGGCGACTGGCGCGCGCTTCGGAAGGAGAAGACCTTCACAACTATTGCGGCCGAGACGCAAACCGACACGCCGATCCCGACCGACCTCGCCGGCATCATCGACGGCACAATCTGGAACCGCTCGGCCAGACGGCCTCTCTACGGCCCATACACCGCCGCTGAATGGCAGCAGTACAAGTCGGGCTTGACCTTCCCCGTGGTCGACGGATTCACCCTGCGGGGCACCGCGTGGCTTATGCAGCCCATCCCGGCGGCGGGGCTCACCATCGCATACGAGTACCGCAGCTCCAACTGGTGCCAATCTTCATCGCTGGTTCCCCAAAGCGCGTGGGCGGCCGATACAGATACCGCTCTCATATCCGAGCGACTGATGCGACTTGGCGTCGTGTGGCGCTTCAAGCAAAAGCGCGGGCTGGAGTGGCAAACCGACCACGAGAATTATTTGAGTGAGTGCGACGGCGAGCTCGCCCGCGACAAGCCGCGCCGCATCATCGACATGAAGTACGGCGGCCCGCCGGCTCGTGTGCCGGGCATAGTGGTTCCTGATGGATATTGGGCGGTCTGATGCTGCGGGGTGCCCCGTTATCGTTGGAGGCACGGGGAGCGGTTTGCACGCCCTGGGGCCAACGCCTTACGACGCCCACCCTTCCTAGTCACCACGCGTATCGCGCCGCCGCAGCGCCGCACTCTATCACGACTTGGAAGAGGTAATCTAGTGCTCCTCCGCCGCGCCAGCCCCCGCACGCAACCGGCCATGAACGTCGGACAGGTGCCGGCCCCCGTGAAGGGCCTGCAGCTCCGGACCGGCGTGGCGGCCATGAAGCCGGACGAGGCGCTGATCCTCGACAACTGGTTCCCGCGTGGCGGCTTTTGCGAGGTCCGGGGCGGCCACGCGAGCCACGCCACGGGCGTTGGCGGCTCGATCGGCTCCTTGATGGAATGGGCAGGCCCGGCAAACCGCAAGATGTTTGCCGCCAAAACCACCGATATTTACGACGTGACCTCGCCCGGTGCGGTGGGGGCCGCCGTCGTGTCCGGCCTGTCCGGCGCCTATTGGCAGACCGTCAACTTCACCACGGCGGGCGGCAATTTCCTGGTGGCGGCCAATGGCGCCGACGATGTGCGCAACTACGACGGCACGACATGGACGACGCCCAGCATTACCGGCGTCACGTCCGCCGACCTGATCAACGTCGCCTCCTACAAGTCGCGCTTGTGGTTCGTCGAGCAGGACAGCACCAAGGCGTGGTACCTCGGCACCAGCAGCATAGCGGGCGCGGCGACTTCCCTCGAACTGGGCGACAAGTTCCGCATGGGCGGGAAGCTCTTGCTCATTGGTGCTGTGTCGCGAGACGCGGGCAGCGGCGCGCAGGACGTGATCTGCTTCATCTCGTCAAAGGGCGAGATTGCGATATTCCAGGGCGGCGACCCGGCCGACGATACGACATGGTCTCAGGTCGGGCTCTACATGGCCGCCGCGCCGATCGGCAATCGCGCGCTGGCCAAGATCGACGGCGACCTCGGGCTTCTGACCGAGCGGGGCGTCGTGTCGATCAAGCAGGTTGCCGCCACCGGGCAGGCATCGGCCGAACGCACATCGATCACCGGCAAGATTGATCAGGGCATCATCGACGATTTCCGGGCCTATGGCGTGAACATGGGATGGGAGATGCTAGTCCACCCGCGCAGCCGGCAGGCCATCGTCAATGTGCCCAAGAGCGCGGCGGTGGCCACGCAGTACGCCATGAACATACAGACCGGCGCCTGGTGTACCTACGGCCGCTATGCCTCGCCG